TGCCACCGTCAAAGGCAAAGCACCGTTCGTTCGCTCATAACGCTTCAAAGCGTTTACGATCTGTGTGCCAATATCTTTACCGTCAGCACCCATACCAGCCGTAACTTGAATGTTGTAAGTGCTACCCATAGAACCCATACGGTCAAGAGGAATGATCGCCTCTGCGCCTGCTTCACCGACAAGACCGAGCATCGCTTTAGTAACAATGCCACCATTAGCGAATGTTCCCATACCGCCACCTATAAGTTCTTCAAGTGTTGGAACACGAATGTTTTTCAGATCTTCAAAAGTTATTTCACCGAAACCGAAATCAACACCTGTGCTACCATCGCCTGTATCTAAATCAGGCACAACAACGACAGCGTTAGCGTCAGCAGCAGCCTTCTGCGCTTTAGTAATTTTTTTGCCTGCTTCTGCTCGTTCTTTTTCTGCTTGAGTAAGAGCGTCAGTAGCGTCTTTCAAACGCTCATAGGCTTGAACTCGTGAATATATTGCATCGGTTTGAGCCTTTTCTGCGTCTTCCAATTCTTTCAACACTTCGTTATAGGCATCGCTGCCTTCTTTAACGCCGTTAATTGTGACATCAAGTTTTTCTTGTGCAGCAGTTAAAGCCTCAACAGAATCACGCTGTTGATCGGTAGCGTCAGCGACAGACAACTTCGCTTGAGCCAATCTGATTTCTGCTTCACGAATCATTTGCGGTGTTGATTCAGGGTCTTTACGAACCTTTATTAGTTCCGCTTCAGCGTCTTTAACAGCAAAGATCGCTTCCTCTAACGCATACTTTGCTCTTTCGGCTGCCCGTTCTGCTTTTGATCTTTCCTCGTCAGCATCTTTAGCCTCTTTAGATTCTTTGCCATAGCCTTTAGTGACTAGATTAAAACGCTTTTGTGCTTGAGTTAATGCTTTAGTTTTCTCTAACAAACTCTTATTTGATTCATCAACACTTTTGTTCGCATCTCGTAATGAACGCTGAGCCGAAGTTACGCCTTTGACAGCATCAATGTATTTGTTAAGTTTTTCAATAGCGGTTTCTACAGCAGCCCCACCAGAAGATGTTTTTTTGTTGAAAAAGTCCTGCATATTTGCAGCACCTTTCATTCGTGCTGTGAACTCTAATGAATGTGCGCTGGCTGATCTAAAACCTGCACTTGTTTTAGAAAATGACAAACCCGTAATCGCACCATTCAAAGCGTTTTGAGCGTTAGATGTAAGATCAAGTTGTTTCTGATAGCGATTCGCAGCGTCAGTTAAATCTTTATAGGCACGAACATTTGTTGGTGTCGCTTCTGCTTGCGCTCGTAGGGCATCAACAATCTTTTGTGCGTATTCAGGTGACTTATTGGCAACATCGCTAAATGCTTGGTCTAAATGTTCAATATCTATTTCTGCGCCATCGGCAAGCAAAGTAAACTCTCTGCCTAAACGCTTAAACATTACAGATCCCATAAAATCTGCTTTTGAACCGATATGAACAGCCATCGCTGAAAAATCTCTAATTATGTCTTGTGTGCTACTGCCACCTTGTTTACTAAACTTTGAAGTAGTAATAATCAACTGATTCAAGTTTTCATCTGCTTCTCGTGCGTGACCACTAAAAGTATTCCAAGCATATTGAATCGCTAAAGCAGCAGCCAAGAACCCTAAACCTTTAACCGCTAAACCTGTTGCTGTAGCAAAACCTGTTTGAATTGCTGTTGCTGCCTGTGTTGCCAACATATTTTTCACAGTTTCAATTCTCATTAACGATTGATAAGCAGCATTAAGTTTCAAATAACCATTCGCTAACAAGATCGCACTTGACAAAACCGATACGGCAGCAGCAAAAACACCGAAAATAAACTGATTATTTTCTACTACCCCGACTAAGTTTTGAAGAACAGGAATTAAAAGATTTACAACTGGCAGCAAAGTTGCCCCAAAACTTTCCTTTAATTCATTAGCACTATTTTTTAATAAAGCAAATTGTCCAGCAGTAGTTTTCGTTGCATCAAGAGCAGCACCACCAAAAGTTGCTGTCAGTTGTTGATAAATCTGATCTAGTGTTGCGCCTTCTTTAATGTTTTCTGTAATGGCTGGTGTAAGTTTTTTTAATGCCATCAAGTTGCCGTTCTCAGCCTTAGCCAGAGCGTCAGTTATGGTGATTAACGGTGTTCCTGTAGCAACAGCAATATCCATAGCCAAAGCCAAAAGTTTTTGTGATTCAGTAACATCTTTAGTGCCTTGCACAAGATTCGCTAACGCAGGTCGTAGTTCACCATCTGTAAAAGTGCTGACCTTCATAAATGAACTAATCTGTTTTTCAACTTCAGCAACTTGTGTTTTCGTTGCACCTGTAACTTGCTTCAAAACTTGTGCAAGTTTGGCTTGTTCTGCCTGATCTTCAATCGCTGCTTTCACAGCGAATCCTGCTGCTGTAGCAATACCAGCCAACGCTGCTGCTGCTGGCAACGCTGCTTTCTTTAATGCAAACTGCGCTTTCTCGCTTGCTGATTCTAATTTTGAGAACTCGGATATGGCTTTACTAATACCCTTAGTGTCAAAATCTGAAATGATATTTATGCCAACAGCCATTACTTGCCTTTATTTAGATCGTGGGTCGTTAATTCTTTTAGTGGTGTAGCCATCAACTTGTTTGACAACTTCAATAATTGCGTTTTCAATCATATTCTGATTTTTTTTAACAGAAGTGAACAGTCGGCGTGATCGGAAACCATTACCCTGACTTTTAACTTTGGTGTGTTTGTCAAGGTTCATAATAAACTGCAAAGATTTATTAGGTATGCGTTCACCTTTGGGTTCACCTTTTCGGTTACGATAGCCAACATTTTTCATACGAGAACCAGCCGTGTCAAAAATCTGATTGCCTCCGTCCATTTGTTGGATACGCAAGATGCCCATTTGCCCTCTAGCGTTTTTTCGTTGCATACCAACTGGAACAGCCTTGATTCGGCTTTGACCAAAAGCAGGAAATCTTGAATTGCCCCTGCGCCCACCCGAAGTATGCCAGTTGCTTTTATTTATAAATGGGGATTGGGGAAAGTCTTTGTTCACAACTTGCACTAAAGGTTCAGCAGCATCAGCCAGTTTCTTCTTGAACTCATTGAATAGTTCTTTCTCATAATTCTTGAGATAGAACACCGTTTCGTTGATGCCGTAGAACTTGATTTCGCTTGCCATAGGCGAACATCATACAACTATCTGCGCTTACGGTTCGCCTGTTTAACAAGCCATCGTTGATATGCCAACATCGTTTCAAGCATTTCTTCGCTCTCATTCAGAAGCAAAGATGGCGCAATATGGTATTCGTGTGCTAGGTGAGCGATCAGCCAATGTGCTGAATCGTCACCAAACTTTATTCTTTTGGGGAATCACCGTCATCTGCTGGTGTAACTTGTGCGACTGTAGCAATCCAATCAGGGTCAAACTTCAGTTTCGTTTTGCCTCTATGTGTAAGAGCAGACCAAGCAAGCCAAGCAAGATCGGTTAAACGCATCTCTGTTTCAAGACGAACAACGCTACGCTGCCAAGTTCTTTCAAAGCCTACGAAGTCAGCAAACACTGCTTCAACAGACTCAACTGTGCCGTCTAGGTATTCAACTTTTAACGCAATTTTCATTGTGATCTCCTTCTAATTGTTGTTTATTACGATGTTGCCTTTGTTAAAACTCCACCAGTAAAACTTAGACTTGTCATTGCCAATTCGCCAACAGCACCAGCCACAGGTGTATGTGCTGCGAGGAATGTATCAGTCAAAGTGTACGAAGGGTTTGTAGCCGACACAGCATCTGAAGTTGGTTTAATCACAACAGTTGTTTGAGTTCCGACAAGAGGGAAGATAGTTGCTTCAACATTTGCTGCTGCAAAATCTTGCATCAAATCAATATCAAGCGAATTGTTCTGCAAACCACCTGTGAACTTATGCCCAGTCATTCCGAACGCTGTTACCTCAACGCTGTCCTTTTCATAATTGAGCGTAACTGTATTGGAATGATCACCCAGCGCAACGCTGTTGATTGTG